CGACCTGATGCTGACGCTCAAGGGCGGCGTCCCGAAGGGCTTTGGCCTCGGCAAGGCGCTTGGCGTGGGACATCTCCTCGGTCTGGGTGAGCTTGCGGCCTACGTCGGCACGCCACGTCTGCTCCATGCCCATGCGCCAGCAGCCAAAGCGACCAGCGGGGATGCCGTCACCAAAGACAAGATACCAGCCGGGTTTGTCGCCGTGGCCGGGCGAGCCTTTCGTGCCCGAGCGAAAGCGGTGAATCTTGCCGTCAAAATAAATTTGTTCTGGTGGCTCTAACCCCGCAGCACGCATGGCGTCTAAGAGCTGCGCCTCGGGGGGAGCGACCTGCTTTTCTAGGGGCGGCGACCACGGGCCTCCAAGGACTTTTGAGAGGTCAGCCATTTTTAATCTCCAGAGAAGCTATGGCTTCCTCAATTAAATCAATCGCAGCGTCCCAATAACCACCTCTTGCTAATTCAACTGCTTTTTCTAAAATTTCTTTTATTTGAATATTTGAGAGGTCAGACATGCGTCACCGCCTGCCTCGTCAAGTAATCGCTCAAAGCCTTAACGGTCTCGTACAGGGGCTTGGACTCGTCCTGCATGAAGCGGTAGACAGTGGCCGGATGCACGCCTGCGTTCTCTGCCACCCTCTTGAGATTGGCATCTTCAAGTCGTTGTTTAATTTGCTCAACAGTCATCATAATTTGCACCTCAGTAAATATTTTTGCGAGAACGCTTGCATCATAGCCTGTTTTGTGTTTATGATGCAAGTACACCCAGAACAGATTTCCTGAAGTGGGTGAAATCAAGGAGAGCCAGATGGCTATCAATCTAAAGTCAACAGGCGGTTTAACTGCCAATGGTGTGAAGTTGTTGGTGTACGGACAGGCTGGGTCGGGTAAGACCGCGCTGGTCAAGACGCTGCCCAACGTGATCGTGCTCAGTGCCGAGGGTGGTTTGTTGTCCATTCAGGACGCTGACCTGCCCTACATTGAGATTGCGTCGATGGAGGACTTGCGCGAGGCGTTTACGTGGTGCAAGGAATCTAAAGAGGCGGTGAAGTTTCAGTCGGTGGCGTTGGACAGCATTTCGGAAGTTGCCGAGGTGGTGTTAGCGCATGAGATGAAGAAGTCGAAGGACGGACGGGCAGCGTACGGCGAGATGAACAGCACCATGCAGGAGCTGATCAGGGCGTTCCGTGACCTGCCTAACAAGCACGTGTACATGTCGGCCAAGTTGGAGAAGTCTACGGACGAGATGGGCAAGATGCTTTACAACCCCGGCATGCCCGGTAAGAGCTTGACCCAAGGCCTGCCCTACTTCTTTGACGAGGTGCTGGCGCTGCGTGTTGAGCGCGATGCCGAGGGCGTAACGCAGCGTGCTTTGATGTGCGACTCGGACGGCCTGTGGTTGGCGAAGGATCGCTCAGGCAAGTTGGAGTCGTGGGAGGCACCTGACCTTGGCGAAATTATCAAGAAGATCGGGAGCAAAAAATGAGCGACCTCAAAGAATTGAGCGCTGAGTGGTTGCGCCACAAGACTGCCGAGGAGCATGCGGTCACAGAGCGCCGCAAGATTGAAGACCAGATCGTCAAGGAGCTAGCGCTGCCTGATGCGTTTGAGTCTACTGAGACAGCAGAGCCGCAAGGCTTTGTGGTCAAAATCTCTGGCCGCATTGACCGCAAGGTTGACTCGGAGAAGTTGCAGATGCTGGCGACTGAGTCAGGACTGTCTGAGCATTTGGCGACTCTGTTTCGCTGGAAGCCGGAGATCAATATGACGCTCTGGAAGGCAGCAGATGTGTCTATCACTAAGTCGTTGGCGGGTGCGATTACATCGAAGCCCGGACGTCCCTCTTTCAAAATCACTATCAAGGAATAAATCATGGCCTTTCTTACTGAAACTTTTGACGTTAACGAGTTGCCCGTTGGCAACGCAAACAACTTTGAGCCTTTGCCTGCTGGTTGGTACACATGCACCATCTCGCAAGCTGAACTCAAAGACACCAAGGCTGGCAACGGCCAGTACATCAAGCTGCGCTACGACATCACTGGACCGACGCATCAGGGTCGTGTGGTGTTTGGCAACTTGAACATCAAGAACGCCAACCCAAAGGCCGAGGAGATCGGACGCCAGCAGTTGGGCGAGATCATGCGTGCGATTGGTCTGGCTAAGGTGACTGATACGGATCAGTTGATTGGTGGACAGATCAGCATCAAGCTGGACATCAAGCAGGACGCACAGTATGGCGCAAGCAATGAGGTTCGGGGCTTTAAGTCGGTGTCGGGCAGCGTAGCGCCTAGCGCTACACCAGCACCGGCATCTGCGCCAGCGGCTGCTGCCAAGGCTGCGCCACCTTGGGCTAAGAAGTAAGCCAAAAAAAGCCCCGCACTGATTAGGGTGCGGGGCAAGTAACAATCAAGGAGAGAACCCATGAAGATTCCCGAAAACGATAATACCATTCAGGCGCTGGTTGATAAGCACCACGAGTCAAAGCCAGAGAAGCCACGCGCACACCTTGGGGCTAGTTCGTTAGGCCATGCCTGTGACCGCTGGTTGTGGTTGTCGTTCCGGTGGGCTGTGCAGCCTGAGTTCTCTGGCCGTATCTTGCGTCTGTTTCGTAGGGGGCAGAACGAAGAGGCCACCATCATCAGTGACTTGAGGGCCATTGGCTTGGATGTGCGCAAGGTATCTGCACAGCATCGTGTAGATTTTGGTAGCCACGTCTCTGGATCGTTAGACGCCATCATTGATAAGGGCGTGCCCGAGGCACCGAAAGCCAAGCACGTGGCCGAGTTCAAGACGCACAGCAAGAAGTCGTTTGATGCGTTGGTCAAAGACGGTGTAGAGAAGGCCAAGCCCGAGCACCTTGTGCAGATGCAGGTGTACATGCACGGCACTGGCATTGATCGTGCGCTGTACGTTGCCATCTGCAAGGACGATGACCGCATACATACCGAGCGCGTGAAGTACGACAAGGAGGTCGCTGAGAAGGCGGTGCGTCGTGGTCACTACATTGCATTGTCAGAGCGTATGCCAGCGCCTATCAGTTCGGATCCGAGTTGGTATCAGTGCAAGTTCTGCGATGCACGTAATTTTTGCCACGAAAGCAAAACCACCAAGCACGTCAACTGCCGCACCTGTGCTAATGCCACACCGCAGGGGGACAGCACTTGGCACTGCGCTAAGTGGAACGATGTGATCCCAGTGGACTCACAGCACAAAGGTTGCGAGAGCCATGTTCTGCACCCTGATCTAGTGCCGTGGCAGCGCAAGGACGGGCCTGATGAGTGGACTGCGGTGTACGAGATCAATGGCGTCAACATGGCAAACGGCGACCCAGCGCAAGAGGGCGTGTGGGGTAGCACGGAACTGCTGGCTAATGCCGAGGCTTGTGCTGGTGGTGACCCGATGATTGCTGAGTTGCGGAAGACTTGGGATGCAAGGATAGTTGGCTGATGCTTCGTGACTACCAACAACGCACCATCGACCAGCTTTACGCATGGTTTGAGGAAGGCGGCAAGGGCAATCCCTGCCTAGTGCTGCCCACTGGATCAGGCAAGAGTCACATTGTGGCGGCGCTGTGCAAGGACGCCTTGCAGAATTGGCCGGAGACTCGGGTGCTGATGCTGACCCACGTCAAGGAGTTGATTGAGCAGAACGCTGAGAAAATGCGCCAGCACTGGCGCGGTGCGCCCATGGGCATCTACAGCGCCAGCATTGGCCGCAAGGACTTGGGCGAGCCGATCACTTTTGCTGGCATCCAGTCGGTGCGCAGCAAGTCTAAGCAGTTGGGTCACACCGATCTGGTGATTATTGACGAGTGCCACTTGGTCAACCACAAGGACGAGGGTGGCTATCGCACACTGCTGGAGCAGCTCAAAGCGATTAACCCATCGCTGCGCGTGATAGGTTTGACGGCCACACCGTACCGGCTAGGGCACGGTTTGATCACCGACAAGCCAGCGCTGTTTGATGCGTTGATTCAGCCGGTGAGCATTGAGGAGTTGATTTACAAGGGCTACCTATCAACCCTGCGCTCCAAGGTCACCAAGGCCAAGCTAGACGTGACTGGCGTGCATAAGCGGGGAGGAGAGTTTATTGAGTCTGAGTTGCAGGCGGCGGTGGATACCGACGACAAGAATCAGGCGGTGGTGCAGGAGGTCATTGCACTGGCTGGTGACCGCAAGGCGTGGCTGGTCTTTTGCGCTGGCGTAAGGCACGCCCAGCACATTGCGGATGCGCTGAATCAGCAGGGCGTGGTAGCGGAGTGCGTGACGGGTGAGACATCAAAGAAAGAGCGAGAGCGCATGATCAGCGACTTTAAGGCTGGGCGCTTGCGTGCGCTCACCAATGCCAATGTGCTGACCACCGGATTTGATTACCCCGATATTGACCTGATCGCCATGCTGCGCCCGACCATGAGCGCCAGTTTGTACGTACAAATGGCGGGTCGAGGCATGAGGATTAAGAGCCACACCGATCATTGCTTGGTGCTTGACTTCGCTGGTGTGGTGGCTAGCC